GCCAGGAGTCCCTGCTGCCTTGTTGTAAACGTCTATGACCTTTTGGTCTTCTGGGTTCTTGTTACTGTCCTCAACCATGTAGAGGTCATCCATGATACGCTCGTAGCGCTTCTCCATACTACCAAGGTAGGTATCCGTTGCGATGGCGAGCTCTTCGTTTAACTTGCCCGGCTCAAATCCACCTTCTTCATCTGCCCTTTGGAAAAATCTGTCCACCGTTCCTCGAAGCTCATTGACCAACTCTGTTCGCTCCCTTGGAGCAAGATTGGCAACTGATTTAGCTCTTTCGAGTTTGGAGCGACTACCAAGAGACGTGATAGGATTGGCTGCAACAGACATCAATTTTTCAACATAGTCGTTGGCGCTGCCTTCGGGTCGCTTGGCCTTCTCTTCATCCTCCATCTTTTCGATAAACCCGCCAGGGAAGCCGAGAACACGGCGAGGGGCGAGCTCGCTGTTTGCTTTAGATGAACCTCTTGCCATTTGCTCTTGGGGTATGTCTACCCCTACTAATTTGTCAACAACAAAAAAGGGCATCCGTTAAGATGCCCCTTGAGGGAGAGAACCAGTCCTCCGCTTACTTGATTTCGTTAGAGACGATGTAAGCGACGGCAGCCTGCTCAAACAAGAAGTCCGAGAAGGTGGTGTTAGCCATCACTTCGGGGCGCTCCGTGAGCTCCTGGGCGTAGACCTTCTTGGCTTCCTTCATCTCCGTAGCAGTCCAGCCAGCCTTGATGAGGTTGCCTTCGTCGTCACCCGCCACCGGGACATTAGGGTTTTTCTTGGCCATAGTCTTACTTCTTGAAGTTCTTGATGGCGAGGCCAGCCTTGTCAGCCACGGCCTCCGTCTTTTGGACGAGAGCTTCGGCTTTCTTGGCGTTGTTCCGGAATACGAGAGCACCGGCGATAAAGCCGATGACAAGACCGATGATGAGCGTAATCATTGTGTTTTATTGGGTTGGTTAAAATTACATATCGATGGCAACGTCGGTAGACACGCCTTCGATTTTGTTTCTGCTTGCGGCCTTCATTCTGTCGGCAGTTTTCTTCGCAACTGCGGGATTAAGAATAGTGTTAGGAGTATTGTCTACTGCCGGTGTGCTGTCAGGCACCTTGCCGTTTTCATCACGCAGGCCAAGCGTAGCGATGACCTGGTCGGCGCTCTTCGAGCGACGGTCAGCAACAGGATGCTGGAAGAAGTATGCTTCCTTCTCCTCATTACGCAGACGCACGAAATGCTGGTGAGCTTCTTGTGCATCCGTTTTTAGGTAAGCCGTTGCAACAGGCTTCCCACTCTTCATTTCAATGACAATAGCGAACTTATGACTCATAGTGAGGCAAGGATGCCTTGGCCAACTGTTGTGTCAACAGGGATTTTTAGTCGGTAATCTCGCCGCCGGCAGCGTTGCGAGTCACGCCAAATGCGTCAACGAAAGTGCCGCTCACCTTTGTGTTCACCAACGACTTCGTAGGCATCGCTTCAAGATAAAGGAAGCAGGGGGACGAGTTGCTGTCTTGCTGTGCGTAGTCCGCTTGAGCGGCTTCGGCAGAGGTGTAGACATAGACATTTTGGTTGTTAGCACCAGCGCGGGTGACGAGGAACGAAAGGGCTTTGGGACCGGAAAGGCTCATAGTGTCATTGGGCTGTTGTCAACTTGTGAATTAGTGAGCCTATGTAATGGGCACAAAAAAAGACCCCATCCGAAGATGAGGTCTTGTTGGAGCGGCTTATGCCGCTTCGCTTACGAGGCGATAATCTTGGTGAGGCAAGAAGCGTTACCGACAGTCACACCGTAAAGGATGGACATCGAGAGCTTCTGCTCGCCAGCGTCACCATCATACCACTCACGAACCTGGATGGAGAGGCCAGACTCCGCATCAGTAGCGGTAGCGACGTTACCATACCAATTGGTCGGGGTAGCAGGGAGACGAGCCGCGATAAGGATGGCTTCCGGCGAGACAGCAATACCCTTGAGGTTGTTGTCGAGAACCGAGAAGTCGATGCCGTTAACAGTGCCCATCGAGCCATTAGGCAGCGCCGTATACTGGTTCACCTCAAAGCCGTGGATACGGGGGAGGAGATTTTCAGTCAGAGGAGCGTTAGTGCCCGAAGCATACTGCGCCTGGATGCTGTTATCCTTGGCGAGGGATGTGTAGAGGGAAGGACGAACGATGAGCGTGCGGCCAGCCATCGGGACGTTGGCATCCGTCAGGGACTGCGAGATGTCAGCGACAGCGTCAGCATCGAAAGCAGCGACGGTACCATTGTAACCGGTAGCCGAGAAGTTGCCGTTCGTAGCAAGTAGGAACACGTCATCCATAACCGCCTTGACGACAGCGTGAGCTGCCGGGCGGATAAAGGTGCGACGCAGGACGTCGTAGCCACCCTTGGCGACTTCGCCATCAGAGAAGCCCATCACGAAGCCCTTATGCTTGTCTAGGGTAACAGTCTTGGCGGTAGAGGCGACGTTCGAGCGAACATAGCCAGAAGCACCAATGTTGGTAGCCGCAACGCCAGAGGCGATACGGGTGGTGACAGACTCGCCACGCTGGAGGATGTCGCCACCAAAGTCCGTAGTGAACTTGTTGACGAGGGGGAATTGAGCAAGAAGCGTTGTAAGCGAGTCCTGCGCGATGACTTGGAGGTTAATGCCTCCCAGAGTATTTGCCATAGGTTATTTTATATTTGAGGGTTAAAGTGTTCTGCTTGGAAAGTTGTCAACTTATGCCGTTTCCTTCGGCTTGCGTTCAAGGCCAGCTGCGGTGCGACCAGCAGCGTCATCGCCTGCGCGGTAGACTGTGCCGGTTTCAGCAAACGCATTGTTGATTGCCTGAATAGTGGTGCGGTTGTAGCCAGCCTTCGACATGTCGGCTTCAAGGCGCTTGGCGAGGGGCGAACCAGCAGGGATACGGATAACGCCGTCCTTGCCCATCAGACGATAGGCCGCAGCACGGATTTCCTTGTTCGGGATAGCCTTCGGGTTGATGGAGAAGCCGTTCACGTTACCAGCCTTATCCATACGGATACCACGGAGAGCGGGAGGAATAGTGACGCTAATCACGCCATCCTTTTGGTTCTTGGTCACGTCCACACGAGTGCGGGCGATGACATAGTTCATCTTGCCAACTTGGACAGACTGAACACCGCCAGGACCCACGCTAACCGTAGCGTTAGGAGCATTGGTAGTTGTGCCGTCCGGCTTGATGATAGAGACGCCTTCACCACCAAAGCGACCATTCTGAACGAGAATAGAGCCGTCTTCGGCCTGGGCAATACCACGGGAAGTAGTGCCAAGAGCGTCAGCGAGCTTTTCGCCCGACACCTTGATGTCACCGCCGCCAGCGTTCTGCGTGCGACCAATGGCTTCTGTGACGTCGCCACCGCCTGCGACAGCGCGGTTAGCAGCGTTCACTTCAGCGTCACGACGGACACCGCCTGTGCCACCGGCATAACCTGTGGCGTATGTGGAAGCTCCTGCTCCGTAAGTAGGCATATTAGTATTTGGGTTAGTGGTTAGATTAAGCGCGAGGACGACCCTTGAGGTTCGCGGCGGCGGCGCGGCTAATAGCAGCGGCGTTCGTCTTGAAGAACTTGTTCTGCTCACGCTTGTCGGCGATGGCTTCAAACTGGGCGAGGAACTCGGAGTCGGTCTTCGGGGCTTCGCTCTGCATCTCGGCGTTAACCGGTTCAGAAGCGGAAGCGGCGACAATCTTAGCGGCCTTGGCCTCTAGGGTGTTGTCCGCTGCTTCAGCCTTGGCGAGCTTGCTCATCATGGCTTCAAACTTGGCTTGGAGCTGGGCGATAGCGGTGAGCGCTTCGTCCTTGGCCTTCGTTTCAAAGGCGAGGGTTTCGCCCTGCTTGGCGAGTTGGGCTTCGACGACTTGCTTGGCCTTGGCGACCGTAGCGAGGCGTTCCACAGCGACGTCCACAACGGAGTCGAGGGAGGCAGAGGCGAGCGGAGCAAGGTCACCAACCAGAGTGGTGTTACCCTTGGTCGGAGCGCAGCCGTCTTCGTGAACCTTGGTGTCATCGGCACAGTTGTCCTTTGCCTTCTTGCCCTTCTTGGCGTCCTTCTTTTCTAGGGTAGACTCTTCGTCGTCCTGGTCAGGCTGACCAACAACATCCTGCTTGTTCATACCGGGGAGGGAGTTTGCGGCCTTCTTGGACTTGGCAGTCTTTTCTTCGTCCACAATCTGCTGAAGGTATTCCATCAGGGCAGGCGGGATTTCGTCAGAGTCTTCAGAGCTGTGCTTGGCGGCGATGGCTTCGAGAGCGAGCTCGGAGGCCTTCTTTGCGCCCTTGCCCGGCTTCGATAGGGTTGTCTCGTGTTCATGTTCTTCGCCTTCGTTCTTCTGAACGTCAGGGGACTCCATGATTTCTTCCACGTCGGTTTCGCCCTTCTTGGAGGCCTTGGAAGCAAGCTTCTTGTTAAGCGTAGGAGAGGTCGTGTTGTCCTCGTTCACGTTGTTCTTGTTCGGGTCAAGACCCGGCTGAGGGATGATGTCGCCGAAATCCTTCTTCTCTTCCTTGAGAGGAGACTTGAGGTTCGAGTCGGCCTTCTTCGCCTTGGCTTTGCAAGCCTGGCGGTATTCCTTGAGCATTTCGAGCTCGTCTTCGGTCAGACCTTCGGACTCTTCGTCGCAATAGGTGGCCTTGGCAGCCTTGGCCTTACCCTTCTTCGGGGCGCAGTCTTCAGCTTCTTCTTCGCCTTCTTCACGCTCTTCAATCTTGTCCTTAATAAAGTCAGGCATTTCAGCCTTCTTGCCCTTCTTGCCGGCATCACGATGCTGCTTTTCAGCAGGGGTGTTGCCTTCTTCGCCGTCTTCAACGCGCTGCTTCACGTATTCGTTGAGGTCGGCCTTCGAGGCGGCTTCCTTACCCACCTTAGTGGCATAGGCAATCGCAGCGTCGGTCTTGGCAGAAAGTTCTTTCATCGCCTTGGCGGTCAGTTCGCGCTCGGCGAGCAGTTCGCCCAGCTTGGCGATAACCAAGGGGTCAACAGCGACCGGCTCGGAAGCCTTCGGGGAAGATAGGCTCGACTCGATTTCGGCGAGGCGCTTGGAGATGGTATCCTTCTCCAGGGCAAGGGCCGAAACCTGTTCGGAGAGGGCGAGGGTCTGCTTGGAGGCTTCAATGGCCTCCTTGAGCTGCTGTTCAACGGACTTGGTATTGCTCATAATGAGTGTGATGTTAGTGTTTATGAAATGTCAACCAATGTAGCTCCCGCCCTCGAACGACATAGGCATCGCAGGCTGGGAATACATCTGGGGTAAAGTGGTTCGCTGGGCGTGGCGTCGAGTGGACTTAATGTCCTCAACAAGGGCTTCAAAGGAGTCTACGACCCCGGTGGTCAGACCACGCTGTGCCGCCTTGTCTCCGTAGAACGACTGCCCTTGTAGGTCTGCTAGTTGGGCGTAGAGGCGAACAGCCTGGACGTCCCGGATGAACCGAGCGTGCAGCTCGTCAACTTCGTCTTGAAGGGAATTAATTTGGTCAGGGGAGAGCGAGGTGCCCTCCACGCCGGCCGCCTTATACTTGCCGGATTTGATAACCACGACCTCCTTGCCCTCCTTCTCGAACTTCTTACGCTCGTCGGTCATCGTGATGTAGACGCCGCAAGCACCTATGGAGGCGCTAGAGGTCGCTACAAAGCGTTTGCACTGCGAGGCTATCCAGAAGGCAGCCGAACCGCAATCAGAGTCTGTAAAGGAAATGGTTGGCTTATCGAAGCCGCGGATTTGCTTGGCTAGCTCTTCAAGACCGGTCGTAGAACCGCCACCCGAGTCTACCCGTAGGACCACCTCAAACACCGTGTCGTCTTTATCCCAGGCCTTGAGGGTGTCCGAGATGACGTCGATGTCTGCGCAACCAAGCATGGCCTCTAGAGGGCTAAGGCACTTGCCGATGACCCCCTTCACCGGAATAATCCCGATGCCGTCACGGATGTATGGGCGGGATGCCGTAGCAATTCCCGAAGCCATAGCTTGTAGGTCCATATCCTCATCGTCCGCTTGAGGGACGAAACGCTTCGCCTTCGGACCGACCTCTTGCTTCTCTGCCTTGGGCATCATGTATGCCGAGAGCTGGTAAGCAATTTCCGGGTTGGACAGAATAGTGTCCGCGCCCTTCAGAAACGCCTGAACCTTGAGTGGGTCAATAAGGAGGGGTCGTCCAGCCTTCAGGGCGTAAGTTAGGTCGCTTCTAATCATCGAGAGAATGGCTGTTCCCGATTACGGGAAAGGCCGGGATTTTGTTTTGGCAGGGTGTCAACAGAGGTTTCCATCTGCGACGCCGGCTCGGCGGCGGGAGTTCTCTGCGGAGGGGAGAGCTGTGGTTCGCTGTTCGTGAGCGCGTCGCCAGGCATTTGGTCCGCAGGCTGACCCATGATTTGGTCAATAGGAACAATCTGCGGCTGACCATCTGGACCTGGCATAACCACACCCAACGCTCCTTCAGGGATGGTGTTCGGAGCAGGCGCAGCGCCAGCCGCACCGCCCGCGCCGCCAGAAGGCGACTTGCGCCAAAGCTTGTCCTCGGGGACACCGGTTTCCTTCGACACTCTCTGAATGTAGGCAAAGTCTCTTGCCGACTTGCGGATGGTTTTCTCGAAACCATAGCCACGCGCCCCAAAGTCATCAGACGGCGGGATGCGTCCCATGTCCAGGTCAGCTCGTTCATTCGCACCTTCCCGGCCGGCATCCACAGTCACCGACTTGCAACACACCCATTCTGTCTTCCACCAATTACGTGCATTAGGTATATTCTTGCGGTCAATCATAAGCCCGCACCAAAATTGGAAGTAGTCCTGGAGGAAACGATTGATGAGCACCGTCTGGCGATGCGAGAAGAAGCGTCCTGCCTTCGCAACTACGAGGCGAACGGCACTTCCGCCTGCCCGAGTCGGGTCGGCCACGAACTCGTAAGGTAGGCCGCCCATAATGGAGTCGCGGCGCAAATGGTCGATGAAGCCGGCGAAAGCTGCTGAAGGACGTGCTGAAGCGTAAGAGACAAGGGACTCATTGTTTTGGAGAACAGCGGTCACACCACCAAGGATGCGGTTAAGTGAGTCTGGGTCGGTATTAGCGGTAGCGGAATTGCCCTCGCCCAAGGGCTGACCAAGGCCCAAGTCCCCAGAGTCCATCCGGGTGTCCTCGACCTTTAGGATGCGGCTTGTGCGGGAGTTGTCCTTAACTGCGACCTTCTCCATAGCCAGGAGGTCCATCTCGTCGCGCATGTGGTTGATAGCATGCTGATGAGGAGGGAACGCTCGGCTCTGCGAGGCGTATTCAACATCGTAGATGTGCATCATCGATGCCGCCTTAATAGGTTCGTATTTGCCGTCCCCTTGCTTGACGTAGTAGAAGGTTGGTCTGCCCAGCTTGTCGAAACGGATGCCGTCAAAGATGTCCGGCAGGGACATGCCATCTGGCGGTGTCTCCACTCGGTGAGCTTCAATGATTTGGAACTTAGGCTGCCCCTTCTTATCCTTGCACTTGATGACAAAGATTTCGCCGTCTCGGTCCAGGGCCTCACAGATAATGAACAAGCTCTCCACCATCGAGAAGCGGCCAGACACCTCCGGGCGGATGCACTCCTGCTCCCACTCGGCTTCCACCAAGTTTTGCCAATCGTAATCGCCACCCAAGCACTGAAGACCGATGCCCTCCCCAATAGAGTAGATGGCCGTGTCCTTAATCATCTGTTTGTATAGGCCGTTGTTCTTTTCTAGCCAGCGGGAAAGGCGAACCATCTCACGACGAGTAGCCCCCGTCATCTCCATCCGGAAGTCCGTCGGCTGCGGCGCGTCAATGCGCGTGCGGTGGACGGAGTAGCGGGTAGACTCAAACGCCCCCTGATAAGCCTTTGGCTTCAGGAGGTTAGACAGAGACATGCGGACCCGGTCAACGAGTCCTGGCTTCTTCGGTTCGGGAGGCATCAGCGGTCAACCAAGCGGTTGTAATTCGTGTAGAGGCCCCTGACTCTGCCATCGAGCTTCTGGAGAGCGTAGTTAGCCTCCTGGAGCATCTGTTGCGGTGGTAGGGCAAAGGACTTGCTGGCGTTCGTGGCCCCATCTCCGTAACTCATGATGGTCTTGCCCTCCAGTATAAGCTGGACGGCCTTGTCACGGATTGCCTCGACTGTTTCACGAGGAAGTCCGACAAATAGTCCGTTGGCTGGCATCGTGCTTTTGGCACGCTGTCAACGGGCTATCGGTAATTCGTTCACAAAGGGAATGGTTCGCTGTATGACCCCTTTAACCCCATTGTAGGACGACCCGTGGGTCTTCCGCACATTGATGCCGCCTCTCTCGATGCGCGGTCTTTCATCAGCCGAACCAAAAGTAAAGGAGCTCCAGGACTTTTGTAGGCGGGAACCTTTCGGTCTATACCCCGACCACGCTGTCTGTCCTGGCATCTTGGCTTGCTTGTTTCCAAAGAGGTTGCCCTCCGGTGTGGAACCGACGCCCCGCATCTCCCCAGGTTTGGACCCCAGTAATTGCTTGAGCGACGTGTTAGTAGCAAGTCGCAGCACCACCCTGCTTTCGCAGGACCGCCGGTTTCCCGACGGCAAAGTTTTAAAGAACGAAGATGTTGTCTTCTAGTGTTAGGTATTTGTCAACACTTTTTTTAGAGTCGCCGAGGAGGAGTTGAACCTCCGTCCCCGAGTCTTTTCAGGAGACCTGGGTCTTGCGAACCAAGCCACCGCCAATCAAGGCGGCTTCCAAGGACAGCACCACGCTACGGCTGTAAAGGGGTTGGGGATGAAGGGATTTGAACCCTTACTGCTGTCGGTTGCACTCCGACTGCGTAGCCAAACGACCTTCTTGGGAGCAACCCCAAGGATTATCGTCTCTGCGTTGCCAGATTAGACAATTGCTTGTCCCACTTTGATTGGCTTCAAAATGACGCTACATCCCCGTAAAGTATTCGGCAACCGACAGCACTCCCTTGTCTCCCCCGCGGCTTATTGCGGTTTCTATCCAGGAGCTCCGTGTCAGAGTTGTGGACCTTTCGGCTACCCACGCCTGTTGCCCGCCAACTTCCAGACGTCCCACGAAAAAGGTGGGCAATCCCTGGTGCAAGAATACTCCCTGTGTAGACAGGGCTTGTCTGGTTCGCTTGCGGCACTTTTCAGATGCCGACGGTTGATAGGCCGTCCCTCCTTGCGGAGCTGTGCGAGCAGTTTGCGTGGCGTTGAAATGTCAAGAGAACGGAAAAGTTGGTGGATACGGCGGGGGTCGAACCCGCAACTTTCACTTGGCTTTCCTTCGTGGGGACTGCCAATAGCCCACTCTTTTCGTGTCACGATAACACTACTTCCGAGTGGATAACTCGACCGATGAGTATCGTATCCATAAGTTCATCAAGTTTGCTTACGGGCCTGATAGTCTCTCCCCCTTTCGGGGGTTGTAGGCGCGCACATGCGCCTCGTTGTTCGAGCTTTCGCTCTACAAAATCAGATGACCCAGGATGGACTCGAACCATCGACCTCACCCATTTTCAGGGTGCGCTCTAACCAACTGAGCTACCGGGTCGTAAGGACTCTTCTGACTAGCGACGCTCTTATCGCAGAGCGGGCGTTGGTCGGTGCCTGAAGAGTCTAACTTGAATGTCAAAAGAACTGAAAGTGGAGTCGGCGGGTCCGTTTTTACGGCCCTCCCACACACGGTGGGATTGCGCAGCTCGGTCATTCGAGCGCCGACAAAAGTGAAACCGGGTAGCAAATCCACGCCTCTTTCTGGACGCTTATGCGGATGCTTGCGGGGCTTCTCAACCCCTCCCGGCACTAAAGGTATTGGCGGTCCATTCATCAAGAGGCATACGGTGCGTGCTTTGAGGTGAAGGGGTTTGTTCCAACCCCACCCGCCAGATGTGGAGAGTCGCCTTTAGTCTTTTCGCTCACGTCCAGGCAGTTGTTGCTGTTTGGCTGTGGTTCACTGCCCCGGCGTGTGGCCGAGGACTTACGGTAGATTTATCGGGCGACTCAAAGAACAGCAGGGTAGTTAACCCTGACTCGAACATACAATCAGATGCCCAAGCGTTTGACAAGATAAATCTGCAAATAAACGAAAATAGTTTTTACCCCCCATTTTCATTGGGGTTTTCGGGGTATTCCGAACTACTGTGCGTCCAGGACCTATGAGGCAGGAGGGGCCTCGGAAGGCTGCTCCACAGGCTTTTCCTCTGGGGGAGGGGGCGGTGGAGGAGCCAGGAAGCCAAACGCCAACGCCGGCACGAACTGCATTACCTCGCAGTCCCACAAGTGATTAGCTCGCTTACCAATTCGCTTCCACTCTGGCTTGCCTGCCAGGTTCTTCGTGCGCACCTCCGACTCCATCTGGTCAATGTAGTCCTGGCCGCTGTCCGCAGATGTCGTGTGCTTACCAACCTTACGCATACGAGAGAGCTGGTCCTTCAACGCCAAGTTGGAGAAGTGATGGACTCGAACAGGCCCTGTCCCAACATTCACCATACGCGCGGGAGCGTAGACTTTGCCAACCGGCTTACGACCCTTTGGTGTCTCCACCATCCAAGTAAACTCGTAGCGAGCATCCCCTCGTAGGGCCGTCCACTTATTGATACCACACTGACGGATGACGTCGTCGAACTGGTCACCACAGTCAACATATGTCAAAGCTGGATGAACCTCGTAAGTCTTCCCCATCGAGATTACGTCTTCCCAAGTCTGCACATACCTCCACTTTATTAGGCGGCTATCCCCGCCCTCTGCCCATCCACGGACAAGGCAAAAGAAGCCCTCGCGCTGCACGTCCACGGACATGAACCGAGCTCGTATCTGCTTCTCCCGCTTGTGGTCGGTGTGTATCTTGCGCGAACCAGGGTCGATGCGGGCTTCCTTGTCCCACTCTTCACCCATCTTGTAGTCCCCAATCGTTTGTAGGCTTCCGAAATCATCAGGGGCATCCGACCAAAAGTGCGCCAACTGCTTCTGTTTGAAAATCTGCATCGCTTTTGCGTCCCCATTGACGTCTAGCATAAGCTTCGCCCGGACATACATCTCTGCCATAGAGCCCCAGGAACGGGCCGCCAAGCCACTCCAAGTGTAGCCGTGGTTCGCAGGGTCGGCCGAGGGGGATGTAATGGCGTAGAAGCCCGTAGCGTTGAAGTCATCACGGTTGGAGCGGGTATCCGCAAACTGCTTCTTGCACCCCTCGCACTCATACTTGGTTTCTCGCTTGATGAGGCCGTAGTCAAAGTCCCCGTCTCGTTGCATGGCGTCGGGTATCTTGACTTGGTCCCAATTCCAAGGCTGCCTATGACCGCAGGAAGGACAGGCGAACGACCACACCCTCTGGTCCGTAGTCTTCCAAACGCCCTCCGTATCGTCGCCCACAAAGCTACCCTGCGACATGAAGATGCGCTTACCCAACCAACCGAATGAGGTCACACGCGCGGAAGCTTCCGCAAGATGCCCCGCCGGCCAGAGCCAGGTCTCATCACCCACCAACCATCGAATAGACCGCCGTTGTAGGTTCTTCTCATTGAACGCCCCCAAACACCAAAAGGTCATGTCCTCCGTCTGCACCGTCCCCGACTTCTTCCCTGTTTCGTCCTTCTGAAGCTTGGCGATAACCGGTGGCACGTTCTCCCAAAGCACCCGCAAGCGGGACTGCATCCAGTCCGCAGCGTTAGAGTCCTGGTCGTTCAGGTAGAGCGTAGGCGCCGGCTGCCGCGCAATAATAAAGCACGACAGCATCTCCGCCATCAAGCTCTTGCCCGACTGAATGGGCGCGATGGTCACGACAAGCCTGACCTCCGGGTCCGCACACGCTCGGAGCGGCTCCGCCAACCAAGGCGTCTCCTGCACCCGAAACCCCGAAGGCATCGGCGAGAAAGGTATCTGCCTGATGTTCTCCTCCAACCAAGTAACGATGTCCCCACCCTCATCCGGGCGGAACACCCTCCTGATGCGGGACTCCAACTGGTCGGCTATAGCCTCCTTTTGAGCAGGGGTCATTTCTCGTCCTCCATCTCCCCAAGGGTATCGTCCGTAAAGTCCTCAAGCGAACCACCCTCCTGCGGTGTGTCCTCATCTTCTAGGTCTTTCACCACCCCAAAGAACGCCGCGTTAGCAGGCGCCGCCGGCTTAATCCCAATCTCATCCTCCCCAATCCCAGGCGAACGGTCACGCACATCTGGACTGTATTCCGAAATCTTCCGAAAAAGGTCATCCCGAAAATCTCTAAACGCCTTCAAAGCTTTTGGGGGGTTATCAGGATTTGCCTTGGGGGCCACCGTTAACTCCGCCCGCTCTATTAGGTTTCTTAACTGACCCATCACCTTCGCAAAACGCATAGCCGCCACCTCCGCATCAATCAACTTACCCTCCTCCTGGATACGGATAAACCGCTCCTTCTCCAAACGCAATAGGGTAGCCACCGCCCGGTCATAGTTCGCATACAGCTTCCCCTGCGCAGGGTCACCCGACTGCAACGCCTGCATAAAAACCTGTCTCGTCAATGAGCACAACTCCGTCTGCTCGCTCACGCGCGTATCCATCTCCGAGTTTCCTGTCTCCCCCGTAACCGACTTCAGGATACTATCCAAGTCCCCAAGGTTCAACGGCTGCACCGGCTGACTGATGTGCCCCTTGCTCTGCATCTCAATCTTCCGACGGTCACGCCACGCCCGAGCCTCCTCTATCGAGTCTCCAGGCATACCCTCCTTAACGAGCTGTGATACTCGCCCCTTCGTCAGCCCAAGGGCCGCTGCTATTTCGCTTTGTGATGCCATTTATCTTTATGAGTGTTTTCAGCCAAATCTAAACTTGCCGGGTCAAAGTGCGGTGTCACAAGACCCCGAGTCCCCCCCTTTTTGAATAATAGATTTCTTGACCGGGGGTGGGGGGGTGGGGGGGGTATGGTGGCTGGGAAGTTTATTATGTTTAATGGGTGTTAAGGTCTGTTGGGCTCCTAATCCCATTTGGAGTTGTTGGATTGGTGTGGCTTGCGTGGCTTGGGTTCTGGGACGCTTTGATGGCTTGGCAGAGCGCTTGGTGGCGTTGCGTTGCCAGGCGTCGGCGTAAGCCTTGCAGGCGGCCTCGCTACGCATGTATTGGGACGGTGAGAGGTTGAAGAGTTGTTGGATACGCTTGACCTTCTTTGATACGAATTGGCGTGAGCAGTCACGCTGCTTGGCGAGCTCTGTCTCGGATGGGGGGTCCCCGATGCCGAAGGCTATGAGGATGCAGCGTGCTTGGAAGAGGCAGTCCGGGCTCTCTGACAGTTGCATGGCCATGACTACGCGGCGTATGACCTCTTGCACTTCATCGTCTGTGTATGTGCGCATGGGGGTGAGGTCGGGTGGGTCGATGGCTATCTCCTCCTCGTATGAGAAGGCTATGTGGTCGGCCTTGACCTCGAAGGTGTAGTTACCGTCCCCCTCACGTAGCTCTGGGCCGAGGCCTTGGGCTATGAGGTTGCGTTGGGTATCTGCTGCTTGGTTGGAGAACCAGTGAGCATACGCATCTATGCCTGTCTTGTTGTATGGCATAGTGACCTCTCTGTATTGGCTATCAGGGGGTTGTGCGTCCATTAGACAAGGGGTTGGGATTTGTCATCCCCACAGGGGGAGCACTGGTTCGCATGAGGCATACTTATGAGTGTGTTGGAAAGGACGTATTCCGCTTGACGAGGGCTTCCTAGCCCCACATAGAGAGCAATCGAACTGCTGCCATTTGAGTATTCGATTATCGCATCGCGCTGACGCGCTCGCTCATCACCGGTTTGAGAGTCCGATTTGAGATGCGTGAGATGTTCAAATGCTGCGTCCATTGGGATTAGGAGTCTTTTGCGAGCTCGTTCAGAATGGTTCATTGGAGAGCGTAGTGATGGCAGCGTCCGTCCACTTGACGCCATGCCACACGCCCCTGCGGTGGTCCCAGATGATGACCGGGTTCGAGTTGGATAGACGGATGAGGTGATTGGCCACATCGCCTGCGGTAGCGGTTCCTACGCCCAATTTGTGGGCTATGTAGCGAACCAGGTTGCTGTGCTCTGGGTCGTTGTGGTGCTCCGTTGGCGGCATGTCTATCATCTTGGTCAAGTCCTTCATCGAGAAGTTGGTCAGGACGTTCTCGTCGTTGACCTCCCAAAGGATGCGTCCCTCTGCGTGTCGGAGGTTTACGAACGCTGTGGGCTTGCCGTCCTTGTCGAGGATGCCGGCACGCTTACCCCGCTTGGTGAGAACCAGCTCAAAGAATGGGCGTATCTTATCGGTGCGTCTCAATACGGCGACCTCACGCGCCCAGTTCACGAGCTCACTGGAACCAATACCGCTGTATGCGAGGTCGGAAACCGTCGCTGCCGAGCTCTCTTCCTTCGCTCTGGGCTTTCCCGTGTGGTGTAGGAACACCCAGACCACGTTTGTTTCCATCAGGACTGGCGTAATCCAATTGCGGAGAAACTGAGACGCATACGCTTGGTCGCTAATCGCGCCGCCGGCGAACGCCAGAAGAGGGTCTGCAAAGAAGAAGTCGGCCTTGTTGTGGACGATAAGCTTGCGTGCCTGCTTGACGAACTCTAGCCCGACCTTGACCGTTTCCCGGTAGAACTTCACGTTCGTGCGCAATAGGGTCTTCTCTTTGTCCGTCAGGGACATGCTGCCCACGATGCCCTTGAAGGCCTCGGCCAAATCTCCAGTGTCGTTCTCGGCCTGCATTACGATGCACTTGTATGGGCGCGTGACCTGAATGTTGAAGAAGGGTCGGCCAATGGCCAACATGATTGCCATTTGCATCAGGAAGCTGGACTTGCCTATGCCAGACTGGCCGATGACGCACAATGAACCGCCTTGGCAGAGCCAGCGATTGCCGAGCACTGTGGTCGGGTCGTTGTCCGTGTCATACTCCATCAGCTGGTCGACGGTGAGCTCGTCCGGGACTTCGCTGTTCTCAAGGTATGCGAGCCAGTCATCCCAATTGGATTGGCCGACATTGAGCGCAACGATGCGTTGCTCGTGTTCGCCGCGGAAGACGCCGCCGAGCCTAGACCACCTTGAAGGGTTCTTGGTCATCTCATCTGGCTCGTAGTCGGAGAGGTAATCGAAGACCTGTTGCCGCCGGACCTTCCAGTCCTCGTAGTCCTTGGCGTCCACGCGCACCCATGCGTGCAAGCTCTTGCCGCCAGAGTCAATGATGGCTGATATAGGCAGCTGCGACTGCTTGAAGATGGCGAACTGTTCGTCCTTCGGGCGCGTGTCAAACTCGACCAGGACGTGACGGAAGATAGCAACGCTATCGTCTCGGCCAGCAAAGTCGCCTGGCTTGATGGGATTGATGCGGACCCACGCCCCCTGCGGGCGGTCACGGAACATCGCCCTGTCCGAGGGATTAGGACCAAAGAAGTTGTCCAACCACCACTTGACGGTCTGGAACGTTCCCTTGCTCGCTGGGAAGTAGCGGCCGTCGTCGTCCTCGCCGGCTTCGTTCGTGATGCAGATGACCTCGTCGTCCTTGAAACAGTTTTCGAGTAGCTGAGCCGTCGTGAAGCGCTCTCTGTCTGGCACTTGCGATAGGCTTCCCAAGTCCACCTTGAACTTACCCGACTGCGTGACGTTGGTGATGGGTTGATGCTTGCGCGGTCCCAAGTCGCGCGGGTTGTCGGTGAGCAGCCAGCCGCGAGGCTTGCTATGGGTCTTCGCCATAGCATCCTTCATCTTGTGCCGGAGGTCGCTCTCGCCCCAAGGCGGTGAGCACTTCATGTTGTATGCTTGAAGAAGCATCCAAGCTTCCTGCTCTGATAGGTTAAAGCCGTGGTAGAGAGAGATGGCGAGCGAGTAAGTCTGTCCGTGTCCATCCTGTCCTGCTACCGCCGGCGGGGTTGCAGCCATGTAACGGGCCGCGCGTTCGTAAGGGGTCGTCGTGGTCATTGGCGATGATAACCTTTGACCGCTATTCATCGGTGTCAACCACCATCACGAAAGTTTCTTCAACTTTCCATCTCGAACAGCGAACCATCCTCATCGTCTTTCTTTCGGCTCTTCTTGGCGTGCGTCTCTGCAAGACCCTTGCTCATGCCCTCACGGACGAGGAGCATCGCTTTGGCAAAGGAGGCGGCGACTGGTTCGCCCGGTATGCCTGATGCCTCTGCCATCTGTGCGTGCAGTGCCTGCTGCGCGTGTATCCAGGGATTGATGTGGTGCATCTTCACATCGGACTTATAAGAGAAGGCCGAGCTGATGGTGGTGTATTTATCCCGCATCCGCATTTGTGCGTGGACGGTGATGAGCTTCTCGCTCGCCTTGACCACGGACTGATAGACGATGGTGACCGCTTGGTCGCCGCTAGTCGCCTCAATGGTAAGGTTGCCGCCCTTTTGGTGCCTGGCCTCATAGACCCACCTGACGTCGGTGGGCACAATGACCTGTTCTACCCTCTCCACCGGGGCTAGGAGCTCTCTCTTGGGCATCTTGGCTATGTGTGCCTTCATGGGCACAAGCATACGCATCAGGCAAGAGCACGCTGGCAAGCGGATGTCTCCAAGGCCGGCTAGTTCAAGCCACTCGCTTACATCCTTCTCCTTAGCGAACCACCAAGCCTCTACATTAGTTCGGCTGACCAAGTCGTAGCCAATCTTGCACACGAAGTCTTTCTCCTCAATGTCCATTACGAGGCGAACCAGTGTCTCGTCTATCATCAGTCGCACATTGATGATGATGTCAGATGCTTTCTTTTTGCCACTTATGATAGGAGCACACACGAACGCACACAACTCCGTGTGAGGGAGTATGCGCGAGGGGACTATCTCCCAACCTTCAGGGTTGGTTGCGGAAGGCTGCTCGCCCTCCTCTTCAGAGAAACGAGTCGTCTCCGTCGGACGGAGCTTCGTTCTTGGGCTTGCCCCAAGACTTCTTCTTGAAAGCGGCCGCCGGCGGGACGCCTGCCTGCTTGCGTGCCTTCCACTCTTGGAAGTCGGCTTCCTTGATGGCGTTCGCCGTCTCAAGGTCGTTCTCGCCCTCGAAGGCGAGCAGTTCAGGAGCTACCCAAACCTTCTCGCCCGTCTTACCGGAGGAGAAGTATTCAACGGTGATGCTCTTCATGCCAAACTTTGTCGAGACGCCGGCCTTGATGACCAGGACTCGCTTGTCGGCAAACTTACCAGAGGTGACCTGGCAGATGTCGCCAAGGTCGAGTTCGTGTTTTTCCATTTTTCGTGCGGTTGATTGTGATACGGTTGAGGGAATACTTGTATGTGGTTTGAGAAGTTCTGGGTCAACTCCTTTTTCGATGAGAGCCAATCTTTCTTTCTCGGCTTTGGCGCGACGTGCTATCGCCCGTTGCTCATTGATGATGGCGAGCTTCCTTATCTCTACCATATTCCATTCGAGTCGCTCGTCCCAAGCCACCCAACTCATCTTGCTAGGAGCAAACCATTTGCGTATGCCCATTCAGGGTTGTAATGGATGCGGTCATGGCAAGGCCGGCAGACGGCGAGGAAGAAAACAGTATCGTAGAGGCGAGATTTAAATCGCCCCCGGCGGTGATGAATGTCGCACGCAGGCGAGTCGATGCAGACCTGGCAGCGAGGATGCGTAGTGAGATACTCCTTACGGACCTGGGCGTAAAGCTTGTTGTCCTTTTGTCTTTGCTTGCTGACGCGCCGCATTGGGCGATGGGTCTTTAAAGTGTTTGCGGGCTTCTGCTTCAGCCCGGAGCGTTGAGGCGTGCTAGAGCGTTTAATTGGGGACTTCCTCTTTAAAGGGGAGCGTTTCATTGAGCGTAAAGTGTGTATCTGCACCCCATCCGCAATCCTGTATTGTCCTCTTTTATTCGGGAAACAGCGTTTTTTACCAACAAAAAGGTGTTGATTATCAACGACTTGCAACTTTCTTGTTTTTAGTGCTTGTCATCCGCTTGGGAATAGTTTCTACTTCCAACATCGAAATAACCCTTATGTCCTCCAACGAAACCAACGCCTCCTCCTCCAACCTCTCTCTCACCCACACCCACATGCACCCCGCTAATACCGCCAGTCCCTCCAACGTCATCAACGCCTTCCTGGCTGCCGCCGGGCAGTTCGCCTCGGTGACCTTCAAGTCCACCCCCACTCCTGCCGCCAAGTTCAAGGGCGTGATGCTGGAGAAGACGACCACCGGCGTGTTCCGCTCGGGTGTCAACTTCGCCAACCTCACCTCGGTCAAGGAAGGCATCGCTAACAGCGAGCGTGGTGAAGTCCAGTCGCTCTCTTGGGGCGAGTGGGTCAACTTCCCCTTCGTCATCGCTCACAAGGGCGAGCGCTTCCTCCGCCTCACGACCGTCAATGGCGTGAAGTCCAAGTCCACCTTCAAGGTGAACGGCGTGGAAGTCAGTAAGGACGAGTTCGAGCAGTTCCTCGTCCCCTCCGCTCGCTCGGAGAACAAGACCCCCACGGAGGTCTTCAACATCAAGGAGTCGAACCTCGTCTCCTTCAACGGCGAGGTCGCCATCTAATCAAGCGGGTGGGGGGAGCAATCCCCCCGCCCCCTTTCTTTTTCTCTCACGCCAATGACCGCCTTCCTTACCTTCTTCTTCACGCTCACGGCAATCGCCCTGTGCCTCATCCTCGCCTCACTCTAATGAGCAAGCCCAAGACCATTTGGGTCGGGGTCATCCCCGGCATCTTCGGATACGGCATCTCGGTCGCCTCTGACTCGGAAGCCAACGCTATGGGCGCTCTCCGCCTCGCTTACGCAGAGTGGAAGGCAGGCCGGCCCGACCCCGACACCAACTTTGAGTCCTCCTTTGACTCGTGGGGTGGTCGGGTCTTCGAGGTCGAGCTCAACAAGTCTTACTACGACGACTTCAATTCTTAATCCTATGACCGAACAAGACATCCAGAAAATCGCCAACGACGCAATCTCTTGGGCACAAGGTTCCTGGGGGCAGGGCAAGTATGACGCTCCCCGCTACGACAACGCCACGATGGCTGCCATCTACGAACGCATCGCCGCGATTGCCGCGAGCAAGGTGAAGTTCCACCAGTCGCTTCCTGCCGACAAAGTTTCTTAACCACTATGTCCAACACCAAACCCATCGTCCGCAACCCGGACGGCAACATCTTCTACATCCTCGGCGCGTGCAACAAGGCACTCGCAGCCACGCCGGCAAACCTCAAGGCGTTCAAGGAGGAAACCAAGGTCGCTATGACCGACGGGACCGACTACGACGGCATGCTCCGCTTGTGCATGAAGTATGTCGATTTCCAAATCAGCGACGAGGACAGCGACGAGGGGGACGACGAATAGTCTCTTGACAACCGCTTCCGTATCTACACACCACTCTTCCCACACACACACATGATACATCCCGATACCATCCCAGAAACCGCCGACGAACGCCAGGAGTCCCGCTTCGACTACAAGGTCGAACAGGTCCCGCTCCTCACGCCCGACGGCAAGTCCACCCGCTTCTTCGGCACGCGCCGCACCGACACCGGCGAGGTCTTCGCCAC